TTACGCCGCTTTCTGAACCCGTAAACTAACCGCTAGTGCCCGCCAGAATTCCGCCGTACCGGTCGGATCGCTCATTAACGAAACCACCTTCGGACCGAACTCCGTTACGAACCATTTGGGCGCGGAGATGCTTGCGAAAGCCTCCGTCAGTTTGCCGACCGCTTTCGCTAACGTTGCGACTGCCTCTGCTACCTCCGCTACTTTCCGCTCAAGCGCGCTAAACGCCGCCTTCTCTACCGCTGTCATTGCGTCATCCTCCTTCGTAAACTCTTCGTCATATTTGCGTAAAGAGTTAGCGTCAATAATCGCTACAAGCTTCGCCCCATATTGCGGATCGGTAGCGTAGCCGCATAATCGGAGTGCCTCCGCTTGTTCGGCGGGCGACTTCGCGGACCGGACGCGTGCGTACCGATCGGCGCGGAATAAGCGGTCCTGGTCGCGGTAGAAGTGGTAAACGGATTTGTATGCGCGGAAATTGGCCGCCGTATCGACGCGGATTCCGTTCTCGACTTCCCACGTACCTTTACGCACCCAAGCGCCGTCCCACCACTCGTTAAGTAACCCGGACCCGACTTTGATTCCGCCGAGATTGTACCACGGATGGATAACGCCGCCCGTTTCGAGTAGGTTCTGCGCTAACCGGACGGACGTAAATAGCGGACTTCCTTCGCGGCGGGCCCGGATTGCGTCCGGCGCTAGTGTCGCGATAAACTGCGCTTTACTTAACCTGGCCGACATCCATACCGCCTCCCTTTTCGCGCAGTACCGTTACAAGCCGCTTAATGACGTCGGGCAGCGGTAGGCCGGCGCGCCCATAGTTCTCCGTAATCGATAGCGCCTCGTTCGCGATATAGAAGTAAATGGCGCCTCCCATTACGTAATTCGTTCCGAGTAAGACGTCCGCCCGGTGAGCGATGATGATTACGAGAAGCATAAGCCCCTTCTTCGCGAACCCGAACGTACCGACAGCGGAGTTCAGGCCGCGCCCTTCGCGGATCGATGCGTAGATTCCGGAGACGATATCCGCCGCGAATAGTACGAGTAGAAACGTGAGCGCTTCCGACCAGCGGCCGAATGCGAACGTAATAAAAGCGCCCAAAAGCCCGGCGCCTGCGTTGACGATATGTTGACCGTTCATTATGCCGCAGCCCCTTCCGCAGTAACCGCGATGTCCGGCCGTTTTGCGTAGACTTCCGCTAATACTAGTTCGCGGTCATCCTGCGCCATGTTGTACGATTCTACAATATCGGTAATTCCGCGCTCGCCCCCGTTATGCCGCGTAATACATGCGTTCGCGATAATCCGGATCTTATACATTGCCATTGCCAAAGTAACGTCCCCTTTCGTAATTAGACCGTAAATAGCTCCGCAAGCGCGAGCTCGACGTCCGAGATCCGCGCATCCTGTTCCGCGACTTGGACCGACAATGGCTTCTGAAATACCGGCGGTTCTTCCGTCTCACCCGGCTGTGGATACGAAAATAGCAGCGAGGGAGTCTCGCCGCTAACGTCAACCCGATATCCGCTACACTCCATAAAATCCTGCGCATACTCACCGTAATCCAGTTTCAGGCGCCCTACCGTTTCCGGGACGCGCTCAGCAAGCGCGGAGTATGCGGCGAAATCCTGTGCGATCGTTGTATCGACCACATCCCCGGAGCGTTCACCGGTATTAACGATGACGTTTCCTGTCGCCAAGTCAAAATAAATCTTTCTTCCAACTTGCATAGACTCACCCCGCTATTCAATTGCAATCCAGTTGAAACTAGATGCCGGAGACGCAAATGTGGGAAGCTTAAAACCACCTAGCGTAACTTCTGCCGGGGCTTTATCCCCCTTAAAATTCTGTACAACTCCACTACCCGCGCCGCCGAGGTAATTGGCGTACTTTGAAGTTTTGGCATAGAATCCGTCGTTCATTTCGGAATACAACAGCAGCGCTTGGGGGGCTGATGTCTTGAACGCGAGTATTAACGATGGCTTAAACGACAATCCGCTCACAATCAGGGAATATCCATTTTGAGTCGATGTTGACCCCGCATATTCAAACCCCTTAGCTGTCCCATCGTCTTGCGTCGTTCCCGTCGCGGATCTCTTACCTTCAATGAGCGAACCGATCAGTCCGAAAAGAGGAATTCCATTTCGGATGTTAGCCGCGAGAAAGTTAGCGTCAGTGATCGTCACGTTGTCGCTCGCCCCATTACGATATCCGTTCGATGCTCGCAACTTAAGTGTCGTCCCTGCCACACTCGACGCGACGGCCGCGGTGTCACCGGACCGGTTCGGCATAGTCCCCGCTGTCCCCGCGATCGTCGTCCCCGCCAATACGTTAGCAGCCGGAACCGCGACCGCCGCTACTTTGCCGCTGCCGCCGTGTTTACCCGCTGGTATCGTCTGATCGGTCGGCCCCGGAGTAAACGAGAGGTTACCGCGATCGACCATCGTACCTGTCAACTTTGTCCCAGCGGCCCCATACGCTGTCTTAGGTGCGAGGATATCGGCGGCCGTCGCCGTCGCGTCGCTTGTGTCCGGACCGACCGGGATGGACTCGATATTATCGGCCATCTTCGCAAACGTTTCACTTGCCGCCGTTGGAATGCCCTTGTCAGTGATCGCGGCGGCGATTACGGCTTTACCGTCACTGACATTTGTAAAAAGCTCCGAGATCGCCCCGGCTGCGTCCTTAGCGATAGTAGGAACCGCGCTCATATCGCCGACTACCGCATCGACCGCGTTAGCTAGCGCGTTAAAGTCGCGCGGCACGTCAGCCGTCATATTCGGTTCAATTAGCGGTAAGCCCGCGTTAGGTGTTTCCGCCATATCAAGAGACCCCTCCGTTATATAATTCGTCATAAGTCCGCCCCGTTGCCGCAAGTCCCCCGTACGTCATTCCGGACGCAACGAGCTCCGCGTACGTATAGAAACGGAACACGAAATCGACCGCCAAGTGTGCCGGTAGTATCTCGCGGATAGCCGCCTTGATATCGTCGAGGTTTGGCGGAATCCCTAACGTCGATACGAACGTAATCGTGACGTTATAGTCCGCATATTCTTCTGTTACCTCAACGTCTCCGTTATCGTAGGCTTCCGCCACTTGCTCAATTAGCGCTCGCGTTACCGTACCGACGCCGCGTAGTTTCGATTTGATTACTGAACGCCGCTGTTCGGCTGGCTTTAGTGGGTCCGTCGGAATCGCGAAAATATCCTCCCACCGCGCTAACCCCCACGTTGCCGCACCGATAAAAAACTGCGCCAGTACGTCGTCAATCGCGGCATTTAGCGCGGCCACCTCTTCGGCTTCACGGTCGACGATATTCCTCACCGGCTTGACGTCCGAATAGTAAAGCGGAAGGTAATCGTGCATCGCGCGTTTAATTTCGCTCAGCGTCCTCGTCACGTAACGGTCACCGTCCCGAGTACAGCAACACTCCCGTCCGGTATAACGATATTCGCTGTCCCACCGTTAACCAGCAGCGACGCGAAATCGACGACGGGCGGAATGTCGAGGATTACGTTAGATACCCGCGTCCACCTTACCAGAGGGTCCGTAAACGCAAGGCCCGCTAGGTATGCGCGGATGCCCGCCTCGATCTGCGCCCGCACTTCTGGAATTGTGGCGCCGGGCGCTAACGTCACATCGACGCTAACGTTAATCGGAAATTCCGCGGCTCCCTCAACCGTAACGTCCGCGCCTACCGGCCGCTGTTCTTCGATATGGGCGGCAGCTTCCGCAACGATCGACGGGTCCGGCGCGGTCTTTTCGTCGTCAAGCAATACGACTTTAACCGTCCCCCCGCCGGCCCATACCGGATACACCTTCGCGTCGGAGATGCCCGGCACTTCAAGCGCCCACTGGCGGTATTGATTCGCGTTACCGGACGTCGCCGGCCGCCGGGCCCGTTCGAGGTAGCGCGCAAGCAACGCCTCATCCGATTCCTGGTCAGCGCCTCCTTCGAAGTTAACTGGATTGCTAACCGTAACGATACCGACAAGGTCGCCGAGTAGCGTATTAACCGCGCCGATCGATACGTTGCCGGCCGATCCCGCCTCCTGCGCTCGAGCCGTCGCGTTAACCGTTCCGCCCCCGCTTATCGTCACGGCCGAAACCGTTTCGAAATAGGTCGGAGCCGATCCGCCAGTTGAGGCGATTGTCCCTACCGGAATGACGGTGCTGACCGGTCCGTTAAACGTTATCGATCCGGTCGCCTTTACCGCAGGCTTACGCGTTAGTCCGTACTCGTCCGCGCGCATTTCGAGGAATTGCCCGTACGACGTCGGCGCGAATCCGGCTGCTAATACGTGATCCAGCGCGACATAAGCGAGCGCCATTTCGATTGATGCCGGCGATAGTAGATCCGTTGTTACCGAACCCTGCCGCTTGTCAATGTCCGACGGGCTCGCGTCGAGCATCCGTTGGAGTATCGCGCCCATCGTTTGATTTTCGTACATTTACCGCTACACCTCCGTTTCGACCGGAATGTTATCGCCGTCTACCGTCACAAAAAAAGAGACGTACAATTTGTCCGCCTCTCTCCGTAGCTCAAAGCCACCGACGTTATCTATCCGGTCATCGTAAATTAACGCCTCACGGATGACTCGCGGAATCTCCGCCTCAAGTAGCGCGACCGATACGTCCTGACCGATTAGGTCTTCGATTTCGCAACCGTAATCCCAATCGTAAATCGGAAACCGGTAGCGCGCGGTCCGTATCGCCTTGTCGACGAATTGGATTATCGCATCCCGGCCGTCAATGGTGCCGCTAAGGTCGAGCGCGTACGTCCGCAGTTGTTGTGCAACGGGACTTTCGATATCATCCGTAATAGCCAGCGGACTAAACGCCACTGTTTCCGCCTCCTATCCGATCCAGTACGACGTAATACTGACCGCCGGGCATTTCCGCCACGATAACGCGGTCGCCCGCAACCAATGCCGCCTCGTATTCGATTTCAACCGGAGCGCCTCCGCTAATCTTCGCGGTTCGCGTATGTTCCGCTAGGTGCTCGCAGATAACGAGGTCAGCCGCGTCGAGGTCGATCGGCATATTATCGATCTTTATCCGGACAGAAGGCGCCGGCGCAGTTACCGTTGCGAACTCGATCCGCGTGCCGGCCGCCTTACTTAACGCTCCAAGTACGCCGCGCAATTTGGCACGTCCGGAACCTTGCGGTATTTCGATCGGCATCCGTTAACCTCCGTTCGCCGCCTGAATTTGTTTAATCAAAATATCGACCGCGCTCGCTTCTTTCTCTTTCTTCTTTTTCTTCGCGGCCTTGACTTCCTCGAACGCGTCCTCGTAACCGAGCTTCGGTAGATCATCCGTTCTAGACAGCGTGACTTCCATCCGGTGTACTCCGTCCGCAAACGTATGTGAGTCCGCTACAACGTAGTAACCGCCGACAATTTCCGTCATCCCCTCGAACGCGTAGACGGCGACGCCCGCAATGACGTCCGTTATCCCGAGCGCCTCGACCGTTACCTCTTCGTCAACCTTCGCGAGTTCAACGATCCGCTGTTTCGCGAGTTGGTCGATTTGCGACTGATTCAGCGACATGTCCGCGCGCTCAACGTGTTGCATCGTACCGTATTTCGCGATAAGTCCGGGACTCTTTTCCGATGCAGTAATCGGCTTTTCGTCATCCCCACCGATAACCTTAACGGCTGTCCGTGTATCTTCGATTGACCGCGCCCGGCTTGCGTGTAGAATGTTAACGCCGTCCTCGAGCATCCACCGTACGACAGTATCTTTCTTCTCCGATAAGTTCAGCGTACCGTTTCCGGCCCAAACGCGGAACTTCCGTCCGTTCTGTTTCCGGGTTTCCGATAGACATGCGGATACCATCGCCCAAATGTCCGCCTCACGGAATAGAGCGCGCGGAATGACGTAGCCGGTATCCGTAATCGTACCGGTAGGGATTCCGAAGGACTTGCAAAGGTCGCGAACGATTGCCGCCGCTGTCATTCCGCTAAACTTCCGAGTATCGGCATTTTTCGTGAGATAGACGTTTTCGTCATGCGCGATCAGCGTTCCGGAGCCAGCCGAATCGATGTCGTACGAAAAGATGATTCCGCGAAATAAGCCGATGTAGGCTCCGTTATCTTCAGCGAAGAAGCGAATCTCCTTACCGAGCTCAAATCGGACCGCCTGATCCTCCGCGTTTACCGTATTAGCGAGTACGACCGTAAGCGTCCGATGCGGCAACCCGTCTTCTCCAGACCATGTAACGGACTTCGTGAGGTTCTCGACGTAAATATCGTTATTATATAGAAGCTTGATTTTTACCATTGCTCGGAATCACCAACTTCTGGTCCGGATAGATGAGATTCGGATTCTTCCCGACGACCGCACGATTCTTCTCGTAAATCGTCCGCCATTGATCGCCGTTACCGTAAACGCGCGCAGCGATCGCCCACAACGAGTCCCCCCGCTTAACAACGTACGAGCCCGGCACCTCTTTCGTTGACGGCCGGTTTGCAGCGATGTGGACTTCCGGACCTTTACTCTTCGCGAGACTATCGGATTTACGGGATACGGCGCCGAAGACGTACTGCTTCAGGTCGAGCGTAAAGTAGACGTCGCCCGGCTGGCCGCCCCGTTCGCCGAAGCTAAAATTCCGAATTGTGACCGCCATATTGATTCCGGCCGAACCGGTCACGACGAAACGGATCGGCTTTCCGGATCGCTGCCACCGCTCAATCATACGCGCCGCGGTCCACGGATCGGGTATGTCGGAGTATCCGCAGTAGGAGGCGTTATAGTCGCGCGGAAAAAACGACGAAATAGTCAGCGTGTTAAGCTGACTATTTCCGATAATCGTCCGCTCACCTAGGTTCGATACGGACACGTCTTCGTACCCGTACGGAGAGTTAATCGTTATTTCCGGCGGATTTACCGGAAGCCGTATCGTTTCCGCTTCGTTGTTATACTTGAGCCAAAACTCCAATTTACGCCTCCTTACTGCGCTATGAGATACGCCAACTCACGCGCGATTTTATCAATATCCGACTCCTGGCGGACATGAAGCCCGCCGTTTACCGTAACGTTAACAGACGGTCTACCGCCTCCATTACCGCCGTTCTCGCGGTTAGTTTTCGCTTCCTCTCGCGTTAGTACAGCCTCGCCCTGATGCAACCTGGCGGGGTAATTATCGTAGGGGACGTTGTCGAGTCCGCCCGCGTGAGGATTGCCGCCGAAAGCGCTGAACATGTTATTGTACATCTTCGCGCCAGGGTTGGCGTCGAGGTCCCCAAGGTCATCAATCGCGGACCAAACTTTTTTGTACCAGGGGGTGCTCTCGTCGGTCCACCTGTCCAGTTCCCCTTTAATGCTCGGCGCGGTATAGGCGACTGCCGCAGCTCCAGCTTTGACCTGTAGGGGGCCCGGCGTTGCAAGGCCCGCCATTACAGCCGTCATTTCGGGGTTTGCAAGCGCAAACTCTTTAAGGCCGCTCAAGATCCCGGAACCAATGGCTTTTCCGATTTCAATTGCGGCGTCAATCAGCGGTTGCGAAGCTTTCAGCGTTTGCCCCATAAAATCTACAATGTTCTCGGAGATCGACGTTATCTTTGCTCGCCCGCCGCCGTCCATCCACTGGTTAAACGACTTCATGATGTCTTCGTAAACAAATTTAATCTTGCCCTCGAGCGTCGTGATTTTCTTAAACTCCGGATTGTTCGTGAAATGATCGTTTAGATACTGCGAAGCTTTATCCGTCATTCGCTGCATCGCGGCCGTAATTTCTGGCGTATACTGCTCTACCATATCGGCTGCTTTCGTTGCAAACCGCTTTATTAGCGGCATCGTCGGCATTAACGCCGAAATCTGCAACGTTTCGATCGCGCCGCTGAATTGCTCGACCGCGCCGGCCGCGTTATCCATCTTTTTCTTCGCAACGTCGAGCGCCGTTACCTTGAGCATCTCGTCTCGAAAATCGGCAACACCGTCGGAACCCTCGTTGTAAAGGATGTTAGCGGCGCGGATTGCGTCTGTCCCGAACATCATCTCGAGCGCCAGAGAGCGTTGCTGATTCGTCAACTTGCCGAGCGCCTTGCGGAGTGTGCCGGAGATAGACTGTATGGACTTGATGTTACCTTTCGCATCGTAGAATGCGTTCGAACCGTCTGCGGTTACCAGGCCGAGAGCACGGAAAAGTTTCGTCTGCTCTTTAGACACCGGCTGCAGACGCTGTAGCATCGTCTTGAGCGACGTCCCCGCGTCCGATCCCTTGAGTCCGTTATTCGCAAACAGGCCGAGTGCAATATTCGTATCTTCGAACGTGAGTCCGACGCCAGCAGCTACCGCGGAAACGGCCGCCAACGATAGGCGTAAGTCTTCGACTCCGGTTGCGGACGCGTTCGCCGTACCCGCGAGTATATCCGCCGCGGTTGCCGCTGCCATTCCGTCCTTCTTGTACGCGTTGAGTGCGGTCGACATAATCTCCGCCGCGTCCGCCAAGCCGAGCCCACCCGCTGTCGCGAGATTGAGCGCCGCCTCTAGTCCGCCCGCCTGAACGGATGCCGGCGTAAGGCCCGCTTTCAGCAACTCTTCGATACCTTGCGCTGCCTCGAGCGCGTTGTATTTCGTATCGGCGCCCATCTTTAGCGCAAGCGAAGACATTTTCGCCATCTCGTCGTTAGTCGCGCCGGTAAGCGCTTGAATCGACGATAACTGCGCCTCGAAAGACATCGCCTTCTTAACGGAGTTCATCGCAGTATCGACGGCTTTATACGCGAGCGCCATGCCGCCGATCGCCGTTGTGATTTTTCCGATCTGGCTGAGCGCTCCCGAAACGCCGGTTGTTGTAACGCGGATTTTTCCGAGTAAATCGAAGCTCATCCGCTACCTCCTTTCCGCTTCCTTCCGCGCCTTCTCGTCGTCTTCAAGCGAAACGAGTACGGAAGCAAACAAAAATAAGCGATGGCGCTGATCCATCGCGTAAACTTCGTGGGGCGGTATGTGGTGCCGCGTAAACACAACGTGCAGCAAGTACGGGACACCGCCCGCCCGTATTAGTTTTTTGCTTCGTCTACGAGCGCCTCTTCATCGCCAAAACCGGAGATTTCGAGAATCGCTTTGATAACCCGCGCTAACTCGCCGGGCAGAAGTGCCTTTGCAATACAATCCGCCGCGTCAGTAGCTTCGTATTTTTCGATGAGCCGTTTGTCCGCGAAGCTCGGATCGACGCAACCTTTCGCGATAACGTGCGCGTTGAAAAGTTGATCGTCGAGTTTCTTCGTACCTTTCGTACCCAGTACCGTTGCGCGTTCGTTTGCCTTGCGCAAATCCTCGTTACTGAGCGCCCGCACCGTAAAGTTAACGCCGAGCCTCGCGATATAAACCTGCGCCGTCTGGTCCACGCTTGCGCCAAGAAGCGCGTCAAGTCCGATCGTTGTGTTAGCCATTTATCATAAACCTCCGTATGGATTCGTTATTTTCGATAACAAAAAAGGAGCCCGAAGGCTCCGCGTGTTAAGCCGCTACCGGCCGGATCTTGTCGATAACGTCCGAACCGGAAAACACAAACGTTAACTCCTGCTCAACGATTTCGCCGACCGCAAAATTTACGAGCGGAATCTTATCGAATGTGACCGCCTTCAACCGGACGCGGTACGCGCCGAACGACTCCGGATCGTCCAGTTTAACGACGAGTTCCGTAGTGTAGGGGGAGCTGCGGTCATCGGTAACCCGGAGCATCTTTTCGATAAACTCCGAAGTGACCATATACGAATTGATCGTGCCGGAGCCTTTGAGCGTAGTCGTTTTGTTACCGAGCCAGCGCGTTCCAGCGAGCTTAATTTCTTCGAGGCCGATTTCGATCGACGCCTCAACTCCGGTAACATTCGATAGCCATTCGCCATTTTCGTCGAACAACTGCCCGAACGTTCCGCTAATTACTTTCCGCGCGTCCAATGGTACTGCCATTTATGCGCCCACTCCTTCCGTTAGATATTGACCGTGATAAAGATTCGTTCGATCGAATCGACCGGAACGTAGCTGATAAGCAGGAAGACGGAGTCCTCTCCGCTAGGTCGCTGTGGATCGAGTCCGACAAGCGGAGCACTCAAAACGCCGTTCAACTCGAGACGCTCAAGATACGCTTTGATCGCTACTATGAGAGCAACCCGACCGTCATCGTTGTTGTCTAACTTCCCGATATAGTTGTCCTCGGCTGTTCGGGAGATATCCGTCGAAATTGCTTGCCGAGCACGAATCGTTCGGATTTTCTTCTTGGATGTAACGAGCCCCTGCTTGATTTTGACTTTTTCGCCATCATGAACGAGGACTAGTGATCCGGCCAGCAACGCCGCGTCTACTTGCAACTTTGTCAACCGTTTCGTCACGTCATCTACCAGCGCAACGGTGTAGGTCGTCGAGCGGTTAATCGCCGTTCCCGCGACAAGGCCCGCCACCCACGGCGCATACTCGGACGAGGTGAGCGTATCCGATCCGATAACGACTCCGTTGATTAGGTTAACGATATAGTCATCGCTGTTAAGCGTCGACCGTGCGTCACCTTGCGTCGGATTAGCGTCGGTTGTCGCGTCACCGCCGATTACGACGATAAAGTGTTTACCGGCGGTCCGGTTAGCGGCCACCCACGTCTTCGTCGCGGCTTGTTGGACGGTGCTGTATTCGCCATCGAACACGAATACGTTAAACTGGCGTGCATCGTACGCGTCTCTCATTGCGGTATAATCCGCTACAGCGGGCTCGTCTGGCATCGTATAAACGAGTACCTCCTTTGCGCCGCCTTGCAATGCGAGCAGAATCGACCGGACGTTAGCCGCGCCGAACAAGTCGACCGCCTGCTTCTCCGTTTCGACCGTGTAAAACGTCTTTTCCGTCGCATTGGCACCGTACGTCAGCAGCGGAATAGCGACGGTACCTCGCGCACCTCCGCGGATTTGGGCCGCTGCTGCTTCGACGTAATTAATGTACAAACCGGGTTGTACCGGTAGTGCGGTAGGGTCCCACGAACCTCCTGCCATGCTTCAACCTCCTTTAAAATAGAAAAAGCGCCCTCAAAGCGAGAGCGCTCTATGAGTGTCTAACGTTAACTTTTCTGATAACCGGCCATTCCGCCTGACTTCGCGCTTCCCGAACTTCCGTCGTCAATACGCCGATCGCCGCGAATAAATCGTTCTCAGTCTCGAATGGTTCCGAATAAGAAAACGTGCCGACACGAATGTTCCGTGTAGAGCCGCTAACCGGCACGATCATCTCGTCCATAAACGCGAAGCTCAGCGCATCCATTTTCGTTAGGACGTCCGCGACTTTATCGCTGTAATAGACGATTTGAAACGTACGATCAACTCGCGTATGATAGCGCGTTTCTGTCGTCCGCCCATCGTCTATAACTCGCATGACAAACGTTTTCGGTTCCGGCTTCAGCGGCGGCGTCTGCTTATACGAATGGGCTGGCGCCGGATACCGCGCCTTGATAAACGCTTCAACCGCCACGATATCGTTAATTACCGTCACCGCATCAGCCCCCTCCGCCGCATTTCCGCACGTAATTCGTCTTCCATCGCCTGCTCCCACCGCGTCCGGTTCCGCTTGAACGGTTCGCCAATAAAGCGCGGAATAGTGCCCGGGGTCGTCGGCTTCTTAAACCGCGGACCGTGTTTACGCGGATAGACTTCGTGAAGGTACGCCGCATAATCAAAACCGCGCTTCTCCGCCCTTACCGTAACCGTCCCGCCCATCGTGTTTCCGACCGTACCTCGATCGATTTTCGTATCGATGCCGCGGCGGAGCTTGCCGGTTTTCTTCGGTGCGAGCTGCGTTGCTTCCGCTTTCCACTCGTCGAGCACCTCGTCGATGCCGCGCCTAGCCCCCGCGTCGAGTCCGTCCTGGAATCGCCGGTTGAATCCGCGGAAGAATCTATTAAGTACGGAGCGCACTGATCCGGACCGCCCGCTCAAGTCGATATCTAGTCGGTTATCCGTCAACGCCACTAGACGTACACCTCCGTAACAAGCGGTGTCCCATCGACACGACGCTTAATCACGATCCGAACCGGCTTTCGTTCGGTTACCGTGCCGAGCTCGTTGACGTACCGGATCTTATCGCGGTACGAGATATCCGCCAACCCTTCGAGTACGATGCGGAGCTCCGTAACCGCCTCTTCGCCGACTTGATTCGTAACCGTACGCATCTCTTCGGATACATACGCAGGCATGACGACTGGGACCGGCGTAATGACTGGCGTTCCCCACCCATCCTCATCCGAACCACGAAGAACCGCGATCGACTGACCGGTCGTAACAACGAGCATCGCGCGGCATTCGTAACGATTTAGTCCGCCGAGTCCGCGTTCGTCTATGTCCGTCAGAATGTAACGGCCTATTCCGCGTCGGATTGAACGGATAGAGTTAACCGGTGCAGTATCTTCGAATGTGATTGCGTAGTCGTTCGAGTAAATCGTATAGTCGCCGATACCCCGCGCCTCTGATCCGCTCGTTTGCAGAGGCTCTTTCCATATAACGGGGAGTACGCCGCTCGTTCCGTTTGAATACTCGACCACAACCGATTCGGTGCGGTGCTGCTTAATCTCCGACCGATTAGCGCGAATAAAACTTACGTCATCGTCCGTTAACATTACCGCACCTCCTCGTCCTTAAGAACAAAAGTCAAATACGACGTACATTGCGGATGCGGGTTATATATGTCTGTATCTGACGGTAAAAAGATCCCCGTACCTAAGCCGTGTCGGTTCTGCCCCGCTAGATCAACACATTTCCGGCTGTGCTTAGCGCCCGGATGTAGGCGGAGCCCTTTCACGAAATCCAACCGTTCGGCCTCTTGTCCTATCGCGGTCCTGAATGCCGTGTTAGTTTCCGTTACTACGAGCCGCCGCGCCTTCCAATCCTCAACGCGGTACACTTCCGTCACGTCGCGCGTCATTCTAGCGATTGAGTCGCCCCGTAAGATCCCGCGCCGTAACACCTTTCCGATTGCGTCCCGATGATCCGCGGCAATGTCCCATACGCGATCCGATAAACGTAATCCATCCGGGCCGGTCCGCTTTACGAGATAATCCGCTACCGAGCGCCCAGCTGCCGTTGTCTGCGAGTTCCCGCCGAATAGCGGCCGTACGCCACTGAATGCCTGGGCCGCGCTATCGCGCATGACTCCGAAAATCGACCGGTTACCGACGGCGCGGATCTCCTTTTCGACGGACTCCAATTCGCGGAGTAACGACGGAAGACGTGAACGGCTTATCGAACCGTCATCCTTTGCGTAGGAGGCGACGATATCGACGACTTGGAGGCGTGTTTGGCGGATAGCGGCCGATACTTGCGCCTGTTGGGCGGGGGTCTCCCGCTTGAATGCCGCACTTAGTTTCGCAAAGAATCCGTCATGCTTCATCGGCCGTCCGCCCGCGCCGGAGTCGTCATATAGGCGCTGAATCCGCCGCTAAGCTGCCGCGTATATTCCTTCCGGGCCGCGGCCGCTAGCTTCGTGTACTGTACGGAAACCATCGTCTTATCGACGGATTCCTCCGCGTCCGTGTACTTAAAATAGCGGGCTGCGTCCGTAGCGATTACGGAGCATCCGATTGCATAGGCGAGGTATAGGATTGCGTTATCGGTCCGGGTACTTTCTTCGGCGGACAATCCGCTCTCCACCTGCGCCTCCGCAATCCAATCCGCAGCATCTTCGGGCGTGACGCCGACGCCGCGGAACCGCTTGATTAACCGTTCTTCAAGCGTCAAACGTCATCCCTCCGTTACTCTTTCGACTTAGTCGCGCGAGGCTTGGGCGGTTCCTTGATGGGTTCTTCCAGTGCCGCTTCGAGGCCCTCCGCAAGTGCTACGCCAGGTATGTTCGACAGTATCGCTACCTCGTCCGGGTCTTCCGTCGAAAAGAGGCCGCCGCTAAATTGCCGACGACCCCCGTTCACGTAAAAGCCAAGTTCCGGGTAGCGCTTCGATTCAAATACCGCCATTAGTTCAGCCCCTTCAGACGACCGTGCGCCTTCTCTTGAAGGAACTCCAACGTGTATTCACCGACGATCATGCCCGTGTCGTAGTCGCCTTTAACGCCGAGGTACGTGTGCCCGAACTCGCGGGACTGTAGCGGCTTGATCGCCGTACGGTTACCGTCGACCAGGAACAATTCGTCCGCAGCCAAGTTCTGATTCAACACAATCTCGAACTCGCCGAAATCCGTGACGATAATGTCCGCAACGCGGCCGCGCACCTTGTCCTCTCGGGCGACTACCAGCTTATCCCCGTAGATTCCGGAAAGTGCAATCTTCTGCTTCGCCGGAACCATGATCTTGTAGTCACCGCCGGACGCGAAGCCGCCTACGTCGTAGATACGTTGCGCCAGTTGGTTAACAGCATCGGTCGTAAGTGCCCCGCCAACATTGTCGACGTTCGTCGTGATCCATTGACGGATTCCTTTCATCTGACGGACTTGACCGGACTCGTACGAGACGCCGTTAATCAGCGCCTTTTCGAGCTGGAGCGCAAGTTCGAGCTGCTTCTTCTGCTTCTCGTACTCGTACAGGTTATCAATCCCGTACTGTGTGACCGCCTGCGCCGTACCGGAAATCTCGATCGTGTCGTCGAAAATTTGCGTCAGGTTAGACTTACGAACGCGAGCCTTGTAGCGGGCCGCACGCGCGTCGGAGCCCTCCGTCCCCGCGTCAAACAGGAATTCGACTTTTGCGCCGGACGCGACGGCCGCCGCCGTAGTCGAAGCGTAGCCACGTGTTACCGTCAACGTCTTCGTACCGCTATTGATCGCGGAGACGTACAGCAACTCTTCGCCGATCTTAGCAACGGAACCGACACGGAACGGAGACACGTCCGCAACAACTACGGCTGTCGCGTCAATCAGGGCGGACGCGGTAGTTACGGTCTCGTCCGGGAACATTTCGTCTTCGAACCAAACATGTTCGACCGCATTAACCGGGGAGCTGAAGCCCAGCGCGTTCAGGAGCGGCGTTTGGTGCGGATTAAGCAGTAGGATCTCGTCGACTACGGATTCGCGTTTTCCGATAAGATTGGCATTATAGGTTTTTGGCATGTTAGATAGTTCCTCCTCGAATGTGGGAAAATAAAAAGACGCTACCGGATTGGCGCGCCTTTACTTCGTTTCAATCTTCCGTTTCAGTTCTGCGTATGCTACTTTGTCTTCAATTCGATTGGTCCTGCGCGCGACTTCCGCCAACTCCGCGAGTCGTGTCCGGTCTGCCGCGTTCGGGTCGTGGCTGCGGTTGGGGTTTCCACTTCCGCCGGCATCCGCTCCGGTTGTGGCCGGCTTAAACAGGTAAGGTTTCGCTTCCTTCACCGCCTTCACCGCATCCTCCACGCCAACAACGTTACCATCCTCGTCAACCGTAATTTTCGCCTTGTCGACGAAAGAGAGGACGTCGCTGGCGTCGTTAGCGTTAAACGAGCGCGCAATGGAACGAATCTCCGCGTCAACGACCCTCCTATCCGCGGCTTCCTTCGCTTTCGCGGCCTTGTCCGTTTCTTCCGCTGCTTTACGAAGAGCTTCGTCTTTCTCCGCTTGCAGGCGCTGCGTTTCCGTAAGCTCCGCGGCCTTCCTCGCGTCTTCTTCCGCCTTCAGTCGGTCGCGCTCCGCCTTCAGTTCGTCGTAATCCGCGAACTTCTTCGTCGCACGTCCCTTTTCGCGCCCAATCAACGCGTCAAGTTCCGCCTGGGTCATCGTGACCGTTCGTTTGTCTGCTCCGTCGTCATCACCTCTCCCACCGCCACCTCCGCCGCTTCCGTCATCGTTATCGTACATTGGTGCGCTAGGCGTATAGATTCCGCTAAGTGCGTTAATAAATCGTCTCATTTCGTTACCTCCGCCGTTTAAGGTCCGTCGACCGTTCGTTAATCGTCCGAAAGTTTAACGCCATTCCGTAAGGCGGCGGCTTCGTGATACGGGTCCTCTGCACGACGTAAAAGGTTCCGTTCTGCGATGATTTCGAGCAACTTCGCCTCTGCGTTCTCCTTGCCGGATCGCGTGATGGCGCCTTTGATGGACTCGATTTGCATCGCGATTTCCTCGCCGAGTTGTTCGACGAGCGCCTTCTGGTCCTGCGGCAACGGTAGTCCGAAGATAATCTCGCTGTAATACTCGCCGTCAACCAAACCGAGCATCTCCCGGTCATACTTAAATCGCGGATGATCAGCCCGCGCCTTCATGTACCGGAGAATATACGAGTTAAGCGTTTGAAGCCGGGATTGCCAGATAACCCACGACCGCTGTGTCTTCGAAATAATCGACGAAAATAACAGCTTTAGCGCCATATCGTTAATCCCACCGGTCTTCATTTCCGCCGTGTTGACGACAGGCACCTCGCTTATTTCGTGCAGCGCGGCATACATTCGGTCAAGATACGCCTCGATCGCTTCCTTAAACTTGAATCCGGATTCCATCCGCTTTGCATCCGGCTGCCCCTCGTCCGCGGCCGCTGATCCGAGATTCCATTTCGCGGACGGAGCCACCTTTAGCGGATTAGCCGGGTCCTCTTCGACGTTCATGAGCAGCGTAATCGCGAACATCTCGAAGCGGAGCGCGTCCGAGTAGTCCGATAGTTTCCGGTCGATTTCGTCAGCAATTTCGATCATCTTCGCCAGTTCTGAATAACCCTTCGTCTGCCCCGTTAGACCATCCGTCGGAATGTGGATTACCGGTATAAAGTCGAGGCCCATCGATTGGCGCGCGACTCGTTCGTCAACCAAGCGGAGACCGGCCGTCTTCTTATCGTCCGACTCTTCCGCACGGTAAACGCCCTCTTCAATTTCGCAATCGTAGGTGCCTGTGTCTTCGTCGCCGTTCCAAACGAGATAGTACGACAGTTTCCACAGGTCCCGGAGTTCCTCGTCCAGATACGCGACGAAATGGACTTCCGTTAACACATCGACGTCCCACGGATCATGGACTGCTATTACCTCGATACTCGGATGAAAAAAGATGCGGATATCGCCGCGCCTCTTGTCGTAATGGAGTCGGGCATAGACGCCGGATTCCGCTATTAACCGGTCCTTAGCGGCCGCAAGCAGCTTTTCGTGCATCCGGTTATCGTCCCATACCCACGTTAAGAGCCGCTCCTTCGCCTTTGCCCGGCTGTTCTCTGCCGCCTGCTCCGTGCTGACTTCGTAGTTTGGCGCAAGCATAGCGGCCGGATCATCGATAACGTCAGGGGGAACGGTAACCTTCGGCTCCTTCTCGAATTGCCACGCGGCCAGTGTATCAACCAACTTCCGCGGGTATCCGACGGTAAGTTCGGCCGGGTCGTAGTCAATGCCGGGCGGCTTCACGTAGTCGGACCAAACGTTAAGCGTGCCGTCATATCGCTTGTACAGGCGGATTTCGCGCTGAATGCGTTCGACTTCGCGTGCGCCCATCGCGGCTTGATCCGGCGCGAATATGAGCGAGTTTATCTGATCGGTACGAAACATTTACGTCCTCCTTTCGGTTAATATCGATATGTCCCGGTCGTTTGCGCCGGCCGTTTACTCCCTTTTCGCGCAACGGATACCACCATAGAAAGGGCGTCGGGTCCGTCGTCGTGGTTATGATTCGGGTACAGCTCGAACATCTCGAGGAGTAACCGTTGGTCCCGCCGAAACCGGATGCGGCCCGCTTGGATGTCCGGCAATAACGCCTCGATCCGGAGCGCCTTCCGCGTCCGCTGCTTAATCTGCTTCAGCCGCGTATGCGCCGGGTATCCGCGTTTCTGTAGCTCCTCCGCCACCTTTTGCGCGAACCATTCCTGCGCCTGCTGCGCTTCGACCGCTAATCCTTCGTATTGGTAGGCGAGCGTCTTATCGACGGTTGTCGCGAGGAGTACGTCCGGATGAACTCGCTCTAGAAACGTGTCCAGGACATAAAAAATACCGCTAGGACTTCGCCCAACGGTAATGACCGCGCTATAATCACCTTTTTCCTTCCCCATCGCGAAATCGACAGCCGCATAAATATCGAGCGGCGTGTGCGCGATTTCTTCTTCCATGTAGTAAACGAAGTCCTCCGGCTTGAACACTTGCGTTTCCTCATCGACCGGGTTACCGAGATACTCCTGGTTAAACGCCTTAGTGCCGATTGCCTCGCGCTTCTCCATGAAATACTTGTACGTGTAGGCTTGCGGCCACAAAACGGCGGTCCCAAGCAGCATTTCCGACTCGTTCTCCGCGTAGAAAGCGTCCGACCGTTCCCGCGCATCTTCCCGGTCTTCGTTGTAGAGCGCCCGCCACTGTTGCCATAAATCGTCGCGTTCGGACCAGGCAGTAATCGCGGGAAACTTCCGAGAAACGAAGTCTTTCCGCTTCGTCAGAACGTGATTCAAGAGGCTATCGTAATGTACGATCGTCCCCATATAGACGCAGATACCGCCGAAGCCGAGCGCCTCGAGCATCTCCGTCCGGAACCAGTTCAGATTTTTCGCGCGGAGTTCCTTCGTGTTCGTATTGTCGCCGCTCTCAAGGTCGTCGAGCAGGAAGAGATCCGGCCGCTGTGAGCCGTGGCGTAGCCCCCGCATTTGCGTCCCCATACCCTTCGCTTCCACTTTCGTTCCGTTGACGGTGACAAACTCGTATTTGTTATCCGTATCGTTCAGCGCTTTCCGAGCGTATAGGAGTTCGCCGAAATCCTCGCGGAGCTTTTCGTTGAAGACGAGTTGATTCCGCGTCCACTGGATGAAGTCGCCGGCCACGTCCGTTGTTTCCGATACCTCGACGATATAGCGCTTCAGCCGGTATACGATTTGGTGTGCCATGAACGCGTTAGATAGATACGCTGTCTTTGCGTGGCGCCGACCGACTGACCATCCGATATTCGTATCGACTTCGCCGCGGCTAATCTCGTCAAGTAGCGAACACAGCGTCCGGTGAAAGTCCGCCGCGTCTTCGAAGACTTGTCCGGCCGGTATTAGATTATCCGGATTCGCCGGGTTCCTGTCTTCCGAAAAGTATTCGTAGGTGAAGTAGAGAACGTCGTGTTCCGCGCGGTGTATTCGTTTGAGCCGCTTAATCTCCGCTGCATCAGCGCGAAGAGTGTCGAGCTGATAATCGTTAATTATGCCGGCTTCGTACCGCTCTTTAAGCTTGCGGGCGCGTTCCGTTATCAGGGCGATTCGGGCGGCGCGCTCGTCGCGGTTAAGCCAGTTACCGTTGACTAACGCGATTTCGCAACGCCTCCTCCTTTATTCATCGCCAAGCACGCCGTCCAATTCCGCGATCTCCTTCGCGATATCTTCGTTGTCCCGGCCGCCCCCGCCATCTTTCGTCTCAACAACGGCGTGCGTCGTAATCAAGCCTTCGCGGCGCATAAACAAGTCGATCGCCTTAACGGATGGCTGCGGCGCGTCAATAAGCTGCATCAACCGCTTATAGACCGTTGGGCGGGCGCTGGATAAGTAATCATCCGCGATAAGATTCGTGTATTCGATAAACGACTTATTCTGCGTCCGCCATTCGTAAAGCGTGTTCCGCGTAACGCCCGCCATAGCCGCGATCTCTTCGAAACCCTTACGTTCTTCCTGCGGACTAAACTCCCGCTCAACACACGCCAATGCGGCGAGTTTCTGGCGGCCGTCTAGGCGCGCTTCTAGCCTCTTCCGTTTATCTGCGCTCAAAAATACCGTCTCCTTTCCGCGTGATTTTCCGTTTAAAACGCCGAATAGACCGATTGCACCTGCGCCGGCCTAGCGCGTCTAAAACGTGTGTAAAATGAGTGCGAAATCTATACGTTCGGGTTACGCAGCTAAAAACTGCGCGGAAAGCCTCGCCATTTCTTCCGCATATCTTGTTTCAGCCTCGAATGTCCGCTCGAGGTAAGTTACGATATCGTCCGAACTCTTACCGGAAAGACGCGACATGCCTTCAACAACGTATTGGTAGCGAGCCTCGGTAAACGTTGGAGTCCGTGCTTTGAATGTCAAAAGTGAATCGGAACCCTTCGAGGTGTTACAACTGATACACGCCTTCACCAGATTCCAGCGACTGTTTTGACCGCCTCGACTCATAGGAATCACGTGGTCAATGTGGAAAGAACGTGGACCGTCGGATTCCGCTCTTTCCTTTCCGCAATAGGCGCACATGTCCACAGCAGAATAGATGTCGTAAGCATCCTCTTTCGTCAGGTCCGAGTACGTCCCGGCCTTTCGCGCGAGATACCGCGAAGTCGTATAGAAAGCAATGTGCGGTTGTTCTTCGCGGTATTTCCTCGACCGTTCCCGGTGATAGGCGCGTACCTCTTCAGTTTTCTTGGCGCGACGCTCACGTTGATATCTCGCGATGTACTCACGACTACTCTCGTTCCTACAGCGATTACAGCGAGTATGAGTGCCCGCAAACTTAACGTCAGGCTCCGATTTTGAACACATTGCGCAAGTTTTTGCGATATCGCAGACCCCCCGGGTTAAAATTTTCGTAAGAAATCATCCGGAGTCAGGCCAGGCCGCGCTCCTCCGACCGCCCCGCCCCCTATCGCTGTGTCGCGGTAAAGCGTCATCGTACGATCGCCATCCGATACAAAACGGACTCTCGCGCTACGATCCGTCAACAAACTCCGTGAAAAAAGACGGAGCAACACGTTCGCTCCCGCTGTATAAAATCCGTATAAAAACGGGCTCCCTCCGTTGTCAAGCGTTGTGACATATCGTAGCAAACCGCGTAACCATGCGGGATCTCAGTCGCGTGTATAATCGATGCATACAGTCAACGACGGTAAAAAATCAAGAACTCAAGCGTGGCGCGGGATTTCGGGTTCGGACATGTTCACAAAACATACGTATTTTGTACATATGTCCATGTATATTTATGCATACGAAAAGCTCCGTCTTTTTTCGCGGATCTTCGTACCAAATCGTATCATTTCGTGATTCCAGCGCCATTTTGTATCGGAATTGTGGCGTCGAAATTCCGCTTTAGCGCAGTAACGCGACACCCCGTGAGTTTCAAAGCGTGTCCGTCCGCCAGGCCCTCGTCGGATCAGCCTCCACATCCTCCGCCCTACTCTTTCCGTAACCATCCGTAATCCTTCCGCTAATTTCCGCTTCTAATTGATAGCGCGGAATTATGTACGTTAAATGAGCGGATACATTGGCGCTAGATCCATCCGCCGGGATAACGTTTATGTAAGTAGATAACCGCTAGAACTGGCGCAGGAAATACGCAAATAAATGCTAACGCAAACTTATCCGACTTAACCGTTTTATATCCGATAAGCCAAATGGTAGCGAATACTAACGCGATATGAACGATTACCATAACGTAGATTAACGTTAACAATCGTATCAACTCCGTTTGTATATAAGTAGTGCTCGCGCAGGATCGAATCGATCCAACGGGAGCTAAAGGGCTGACGAGGGAGAGCGCCTCGTCCTATCCGCGGCAAAACCAACCGCGTCTAGACTTATATCTGTACCGCGAGAGCTTTTACCTAAAGATCAGCGCGGAAAATGATATGTACACAAGGGGCGCGGTTTCCGGCCCGCCGTGTCGGGGCGCTCTTTCCCGATAGCTCCTCTGCTTTCTCCGGTACCTTCCGCGATTACACGTTTGGGGGGATAAGAAGAGAGAAACGCCAGAAACCGCGCCATTATGCGATTCTTGCCGTTTCTAATGGTACGCTAGCATAACATTAACGGTACGCTGGCGTAACATATTGGAATCCGCTGGTAATTCGTTACGCGACGTCATCTTCCGCTGCTTGCTCGAATAAACGGACAGCAGATGCTAATCCCGACGTATCACCTCGGTAAATAAAGCGCGGATTAAGCAAGTAGTATTTCGCGCGCCCGATCGTTGTCGTACCGATGAGCCGTTTTACGCGGAGGCTCTCCAGTACGCGTCCGGTTCGTTGTCGCGACCATCCCATTAGGTCCGCGGCACGATTAACGTTGATGTAGAACGCTTCCTCGTCCTTAACGTATTGGTCGTAATCGAGGTAAACAAGTAGCGAAAACAGCAGCGCCTTCTCATCGTCACCCAACGTTTTCGACCGTACTAACTCGCGCGTGCTGCCGTGAAACACCATCGTAAACTCTTCGTGCTTAGCGAATTTCTTCGGCTTGCCTGTGTTAATCTGCTCGCCGGGCGCCACGTCCATTACTACGCGCTGTGTCTCGGCGGTTCCGTTGCGGTACCTCTTCGTTCCAATTACGTCCATCATTTCGCCTGTCTGTACGTCTACTACCGTTGTCATATACCGCGCTCCCCTATCGTTATGAGTGTGCGCTTATACCGCGCATTTAAGCGGCTGGACCGGCGGAGTCTACCCGCAGCGGTGAGTTGTCCAACGTAAATAAGCGCCAACAAAGGCGCTCTATAACGTATAGGTAACTAAACGGGTAAAAAGTAAGTAAAAATCCGGAAAATTTAGCGGAGGATTACGTCTTTTTTCGTCGAATACTAGCGGATATGGAGGTGCGCCAAATGGGACGTAACAGAAAACGAATACGCGAGCGGATTAGTCGCGAAGAATTAACGGGGCTGAGCGAAAATGGAACGGTGCATCTTCTTATGTACTGGGACTTGCCGGAGGATGGCGATGCGTTCGTTATGAAGGACGAGGCGGACGGAAACGTGTACTTTGTCGTTGACGTTTCGGGTAGGGACGAGGAATACTACATTTACTATAATCATGGCGGCGAGAAGCGGAAAGTTCCGTACGGTGACGTCCTTCCGCTGTTTAGTATCGGACAGCTTATCGATATGCTCAACTACGACGGCTGCTTACATATCGTCAATGGAAGCGTAGTGACCGCTGACTACGACACATATATGCCGGCCGAGGGCGAGGACTTATGCGCGACACTCTGGCGGGCCGTACTTGGCCGCTTTAATTAAACGAGGGGACGTGTGTTACCGTTGGATAAGCCGATTGAGAATTTTTACAAAGCGGCCGGCGTAATGATTGGCGCTGTCGGCACGCTCTTAGGGATTAGCCTCGAAAGTTATACGCTGCTGCTCGCGATCCCCTTCGGCGTAATTATCGTCGGGATTGGCGATATCATTAAGCTACTCCGCGCACGCCATTGAAGCGCCTACTCACAACGCGCGAACTTTACGAAGCCGCCGCCAATCGCACGCCTATTTTCATTTTCTACGACATGGAAGGCGCGGTCTACGGGCCGGTTGTTATCGATGAGCTGACGGATTATCACGTAAAAGTGCGGATTGATAGCGAAATCAACAACTTTAACCGCGAGTGGTGTACGTTTTACTCGTCGGAATACATCGGCGGCTCCGATTAGACGACAAACTCCACAAACTCCGGACTCCGCAACAGCCCTTTCCGCGTCCAGTTTCGGAATCGCACCCGCACGTTAATCCGCGGCTCCAAATACACGTAGTCGCGGTCCTCACCCGTCTTGAGCTGCGCCGCTATTCCGTAAAACGCACGCTTATGTTCGGTCGGCACCGCGAGTTCGATAATCCCCGCCGGCCTTCCGTTATATTGCGCGAGCCATCCGAATTGGTCCTTCCGGTATCCGCTAATTTGTACGTCGGCGTACGTGTAATTGATGATCTTTAGCCAATTAGCGTCACGCCGACCGGTATAGCGGCTCGTCTTCCGCTTAGCGACGATCCCCTCGAGACCGCGCGCCTTGATTACGTCGAATAGCGATTGGCCGGCGCCGGATACGCTCATAACAACGCTACAGTACGGATTCGGCCGGACGACCTCCGCTAATATCTTCTTCCGCTCAAGTAGCGGCAGCGCCCGCAAATCTTCGCCGCGGTAACGCAGAATATCGAAAGCATAGAAGTGGACCGGTGCTTGTACGGCGGCCTGGCGGATGGCGAGCGGCTTCCGCAGCATAAAGCGCTCCATAACGCGCTCGAACTCGATAGCGCCCGTTTCCGGATTCAGTGACGCTACCTCACCGTCTAGGACCGTATCTGAGGCGTCAGAGGCGTTCAGGATAGGCGCGCCGTATAGCTCCGGATACTGGCGCGTGACGTCGTTATGATGGCGCGTAAAAAGACGGATATCACCGCGCTCAGTTGAAAAGATAAGACGGTGTCCGTCTATTTTCGGTTCGAAAACGTAACGATCGTCATCGAACGGGGATTCGCGCTTGACGAGAAGCGTTGGAGGAATGAACATCGGTAACACCGCCAGTATATCTACGTCGATATACTGATTGTATCATTCGGACTCACGCGGATGAGCCGGTAAGTATTACCGTTAAGACCTGATATCGCGAAGTAGCGCCTTTACTTCGTCCATGACGTCTAAGTCGACGATGTGCGGAAGCGCCTTTGATATTACCCGATCGGAATATTCGAGCTTAGATATCAACCATTGTATATCCGCTTCGGCACAGTTCCCCAAATAAGATAGACGCTCCTCGATTCCGATTTTTCTTTGCATGATATCACACCCCATGGATTAGCTTACCCATTTTATCACTTGAATAGAACGCTCGTTCGTGTCTATAATAAGAACAAATGTTCCTGTTCTGGAGGCGAACAAAGTGGAGGAATATCTAATCATTTCGCATAACTTTCACTGTCCCGTAGACATCATCGTGGGCAACCGGCATGTCGAAGGTCAGGTCGATGATATCGAAGATGACCGTGCCATGATCGCAGGACAATGGTATCCGATTAAAGAGATCCGCTATGCGCAATGAACGAACAATCTTCCTAATCGACGGACAGTCCTTCTACGCGTCGGTCGAGAAGGCGGCGCATCCCGAATACGCGCGCAAGCCGGTGGCGATCGGGGACCCGGACCGTCCGTCGGGCATCATCCTCGCCGCCTGCCCGATCGCTAAGTCTAAAGGAGTCACAACTGCTGAGCGGGTGTTCGAGGCGCGGGCTAAGTGTCCGGAACTAGTCGTCGTCCGGCCGAGAATGCAGCGGTACATTGAAATATCGTTAGCGATTACGCAGATTTTTGAAAAATTCACGGACCTCGTCGAGCCGTATAGTATCGATGAGCAATTTTTAGATGTAACCGGCGTGCTCAAGCAATATGAATCCGCGGAAGATCTGGCGCGCCGCATTCAAGACGAGGTTTTGCTAACTACCGGCGTATGGAGCCGCGTCGGGATCGGACCTACAAAGATACTGGCCAAGACGGCGACGGACAATTTCGCTAAAAAATCCGAAAAAGGCGTATTCCGCCTCGGTTACGATAACATTGAAGAGGCGCTCTGGCCGCTGCCGATCCATCAGATGTTCATGGTCGCGTCGAAGATGACCGTGCATTTCCTGCGGATGGGGCTGCCGACGATCGGGGACGTCGCCCGGCTGGAGCTCGCGGAGTTCAAGCGGCGCCTGCGGTACGAGATGGGCAAGCAGAGCGACATTCAAGCGGAGTATTACTGGCAGACGGCGCGGGGCATCGATCCGAGCCCG